CATGTGGTAATCCGATTTCTTCAGCGGTTTTGATGATCGGCCGCGTCTTTGTTCCACGTGAAACCGCGCCACCGACCATAGCATTCGCGCCGAATGCCGGATATGCGCCGTGCAGAATTGCCTCCTGCATATTCCGCTGATCCTTCGTTTCCTGCTCATACTCCGCTTTGCAGGCGTCTAGATTGTCCTGCCACGATCGCTTTTTCCCCTCTTCGATCCATGAAATCAGTTTGTCAAGGTTCGCATCGGCCGGCAGAACCGGAAAGAAGGTGTGGCAGTGGTCGTATTCGCCGCATTCGGGATACGGACCCAGAATCAGCATCTCGCGATCCCAGCGCTCCCGCGGCATCTGTGCGAAGTCCCACGCCGATCGCCATCTTTCAAGTACCCAGACAGCGCCCAGGCGCCGGTACGTCGGAATCCAGTGGAAGCCGGAGGAATCTCCCGCCAGATTCCGCCGCGATGGCGCGAATATGATCCGATATAGCGGTTGACCGTAGGGATTGTTCCCAAACCGCTGCAAGGACGCGGGCCAGTGTTGCAGATTCGCCACCGGATCGTATTCGAGAGCCATGTAACCCTTAGGTATTCGTAAGTTACTGTATCCCTTAGGGATCTAGTGGCCGAAGTAGCCTTTTGGAATTGTGATTCCGGTCATGTACGCGCCAAGACGCGGTTGACCGTTACCCACTTGGCAGCCCGTCACGAGGTAGAAGATCATTGACGAAGCCAACCCCCCCGAGATCCCGTAAGTCGGGAAGATCGTCTGCCCACCAACTTCGTAATAGTCGAGTGGATGGCCTTCGATGCGGAACCAGTGCTTGAGGCCCAGGAAATCGATGATGCCTGGCGCTGCACGTTCGTTGGTCAGCATTTCGCGGCCGGCGATTTCCGTTGGAGCACGCTTTTTGAGCATGTCCACGGATTCGTCGCCTTTTACTTCGTTCATGATGACGCGCTGTACGAGAATGGCGTTGTTTTCCCAGGCTGCTCGCATGTCCACGTTGCAGTGGGCGATCAGTTCCGCTTCATCGGCGCGATCAATCGACATTGCGAGTTCGATTTGGGCTTCGAGAGCACGAACGATGGCCGGCGTCAGAGCGCCGTTAACGGGAATGAACGGCGTCGAGTACTTGCCAGGGAAGCTCGACCGCGGGATGTTCATGTAAGAGCCCGCGTTTCCCGCGACTTGATAATAGCGGAGCCCAAACAATCCGGAGTTGGCGACACCAGCCGATCCGTTCACCAGAAGCAGATAGCCCGTGGTGACGCCGCCCGGGACCGCTCCGGTAAGCCAGATCGTGTTATTGGCGATGTCCACCGATTCGATTGTCACCGTGGCCGTGAAGGTCCCCAGAGAGGCGTAAATGTCGATGTCCTGGTTGTCCTGAAATGCGTTAGCGTTGTTGACTACCAGACCGTTGGTTACAGTGGATACGACAACGTTCAGCGTGTTGCTGCCGTCGCCCTGGACTGTGGCATCCATGTAGGCCGCGAACGTCTCTGCGGCGCGTTGCTGTGTCAGGGAAACGTAGTTCTTGATGGCCTTCTCATCGGAGTCGGTTGACCATTCCGTCAGAGCGGTGTACTGCGAGGCTTGCAGGAAATAGACGCTAGACAGAGTACCGAAGGCTTCGGTCGGTCCCGAGCCAAGCCCCATATCGGAACCATCCGGGCCAAATGCTCGGAACTTTCCGCCAGAGAGAACTTCGAACGGAATACGGCTGGGACGGTTGGAGACTGCCTTTACATCGGTTCTGGCCTTGATGCGGCTCCAGAGCCTGGAAGCGGCCATGTAGAGAAGTTCGAGCTCTGGCCGGAGAAATTCATGTTGTGATGCAATGGTTTGCGACACGGTCGCTTGAGACATAGCAAACTCCTGTGTGATTTGGGGTTCGCCGTGTGCGCCCGTTCGCCCTGATATGGGCCATCCTGGGTTCGGATGACTCTTGGCACTCGGTTACGGTACTGCTCTGTTCATCAAGCGCCTTCGGTTTGCAGGTTTCCGTTCCTGAATAGGCGACTCGATTACTTCCTGGTCAGTATAGCATACCAGTGCAAGCGAAACCCTCTCCTAATTTCCGCAAACTTCCGCAAACTTCCGCAACCCGGCACTACCCACCGGGAACCCTGTTTTTATTGGGTTCTGACTGCGGAAATTTACAAAACAATTTTAGGATGACACTTTTTTCTCTTGCCATCCCACATCGTAGGAAGCGTAACGTCGAACCATGAGAAGTCTTAGTTTCCGCCTTCCTTCCGCATTTTTTCCGAAACACTTCCGGTTACTTGTGCATCGTAGGAAGCGTTATTATGGTAACCGGGCCAAAGGAACAATATGACAAAGCAGGGCTTACTGGACCTTCTAGAAAAAGAGTCTCATAACGGAGATTACGAAGTGGCTCACGGCAGAGCCGATGACGCACTTGTCGAGTACATCAACGATGCCGAGATCACCGAGGCTTATGGCAAGGTAGGCAAGTGGTACGCCTGAAATAGAAAAACCCACCGAAGGTGAAAGGCAAAAGCCCTCGGTGGGTCCGCTTGGTGAAAGCCTTGTGAGAGTGTAACGTTGACCCAGTATACCCTAAACGGTGCGATCCGTCACCGCCGAATTTGGCTTCGTGACCGATTTCGGATTGTCCTTGGCTTGCTTAATCGCGGCGGCGACCGCCGGCGTCATCCTTTCGCTGGACGGATTCTCGACTTTGACTCGCATTCCTTCGCGAACGAGTTCCTCATGAATCTTGGCGACTAACGCAGGAGCCGGTGCGGGCGCTGGAGATGTAGGGAGCGCGATTCCTGCGAGCGTGGTGTCCTGCGAGGTGGCGGCGGCATCTAGGGCCGAAAGTTGTGGTACCAGCGCGTTCAGGCTCGCCTGATCCGCAGAACTGAGCGTTGTACCGCCCTGGCCGCTCGAAAGACTCGCCAGGAACGCGTTCAGGTTGGTAACGAACGTCGCGAAGTCGCTATTGAACTTCTGCTGATCGGTGACGAAAGAGCCGAAAGAGGCCGTAAACGCCGAAATGGTTTCATTGGTGGTTGACATAAACTCCTTTATTTCATCAAGTTGCTTTTCAATGCGTCCGAACCGCTCACCGAGCCATCCGGCCGTTTCCAAATCTTCCTTGTCCATCGGACTATCGCTTCCATTGTACTCTCGCGCCACCAATAAGGATAGCTTTGCCGGCCCGGATCATGTTTCCGGTGGTCTTCGTGAAGTCAACTTTCGTCTTATCGGGAGGGTTCGCGCTCCATTGGTAGCCCTTATCGATCGCTGCCGGCGGCGTTTGCTTCTGCGGTGCGCCGGCGGGAGCTGGTTTAGGCCCTGGCTTTGAGGGCACAATCGCGTCCATCGCCGCCCGAAGGGCTTTCGGGATCTCCTTGGTGTGCACCGAGTTCAGATAACGGATGAACCCGTTCCGGTCATTGTTGGCGAAGTACCGCTGAAGCGTATCGTTGAATCCAGGGATTCCATCGACCGATCGCTTCAATCGGCTGGCGTACAGTTCCTTGACAGCGGCCTGTTGGACATCGGAAAGTTTCCGCCCAGCCGTCAATCTCGACCATTCGGCGTTGAAAACCTTCATCCGCTCCGAAATGGCCTCGCCGCGCCATTCCGTCCGGGTCAGGTTTTGCTCGCGCTCCGTCAGTTCGCGATCCCGATCGTTTCCGGATGGTGCCGCAGTTTTCGGCGTGACCGGCTTGTTCGCCAAGGTATGCAGGCGTCCGAAGTACTGGCCGAGCTTTTGCAGATATTCCTGCGCTCTGGGGTTTTCTCCGATGAAATCGCCGAGCCGCTCAAGCAACAGCGGAATGCCGGCCGCGTTCGCATCGGCCTCGAAGACCTTGGCGACGTAGGACGCGAAACCATCCTGATCGAGCTCGCTGTACTTGTTGAAGATTTGTGGCGCCAGCTTGATGAACGCCTGCTGACCTTCGGGCGTGTCCGTCATTGCCTCGATCATCCGCGGATCGCCCGCAGTGAACTGCTGATCGAGATCGTTCCAGTATTGGAGCTCCTGCTGCGTCCGCTGGATGCCCTCGGAACCGCCAAGCGCTTCGATGTGCTGGCGCATCTCCCGCAATTCCCGGACGCCCCCCGGCACTTCCCGCCGGAAGCTTTCTGCCTGAAACAGCGCGGTCTTCAGTTCCTTGGCGAGCCGCGGGTCTTTGGCGCGGATCTCCTCGAGCGTGGCTTTCGCAGCCGCCGATAGCTTACCGCCCTGGATTACCGGGCCCACATCACCGGCCGGCTGATCTCCGTCAGGTTGCGGCGCATCGGCATCCGGTGATCCGCCATCATCGAGTGAATCGCCAGGATCCGCTCCTGTGTCGCCGGTATCCAGTCCAGCTTCGAGCGGTGCGTCTAAAACTGCTTCATCTGCCATATTGAATATCCTTAACGTTAACTAAACTTCATGCGTCTGCGGCTGGCATCGCAGGAGGAGCGGGCGGCGGTCCTGGCAATGGTGGTTTCGGCGCTGCATGTGCCATTGGAGGCGGCCCCGGCATCGGTGGAGGCATCATTGCAATCATGGCTTTCTGATGTGCCAGCGCGTGCAGCTTTACGTTCATCACGCCCGTCTGGTTCCCTTCGGCGTCCTGCCGGCGGCGTGCTTCGCTCGATAGCCATTCCTTACACTTCTCAAACTCCCATTGATGATAGTCCAGCTCATCGATCGGCACAGAAGGTTGAAGCAGCGCCTTCGGATTCGGCGGCGGCGGTTCCGGCTGACCGTTGGTCCGCGCAATGACGGATGCCGCGGCGTGCTGGATCATCAACTGCTGAACCACCTGCGGATCAGGCGGGATCGGACTCTGCTGGAGCAATTCCTCGATTTCGAAGACCTGCTTGTCCCTTGATTCGGCCTCCGGAATAACGAGTTCCGGCATTCCCATGAGTGTCGTGAAGACTTTCCAGTTATCCGGACTCGTGAACATCTGAGCGCCGATCGGAGATTGTGCCGCCATCGTCACAAGCCCGGTAAGCGTGGTCCGCTTTTGCTGCGTCGATTCCGGGAAGCTTGAATCCTCATCGGGATATGCGCCGAACTTGCCCTTTGTCAGCCGTTCAAGACGTAGCGTCGAAGTCTGCCCATTCTCGGCCGGAATGACGATCTCTTCCGAATGATCCGGATTCTTTGAAGCGCACAAAGCGGCCTGATAATACATCCGCGCCATCATGTCCTGGATGACCTGCCAAATTAGCCCCTGCTGGCCCATCGCCTGGCTGCGAGCCTGGGCATACCCTGACGCCGTTTTCTGATCCTCCATCGCGGCGCCGAAGATCGCCGGCGGCGTTGCCAGCATAAACTGCGGCAGCTGGCCTTCGAGCATCTCCAGGAAGCCCATGAATGTAGCCGGGAGCTCGGGATTCGGCTCCCGAAAGAACTCCTGATCGAGCGGCATCCCAGAACGCGCTTTCTTTTGCCGAATCGCGTAGGGATCGGCTCTCTGATTGCCAATGGCGTCGTATTCCTGATCGTCAGCATTCGTCCAAGTGGACGGCCAGCCCATGTCCCAGACTTCCGCGGCCGCGTTCATGTTGTCGTTGAAACGATCCTGCACGACAACCATCGGGTCCATGATGGCTTGGCGGTACATCCCGTCGCCCTGGTACGGGAATCCGATCACGATCGCATCGTCCATTGATTCGGCCCACGAGCCGACATAGATATCGCCTACGAACACCGCATGGCAGCCGAGCGGAAAAAGTTCGCTCAGTTTGTCCTTAACGGTCGCCTCTCCATCACCTACACCGTCCTCTTCGAAGAGATCATCGTAAATCTCGCCCGTGAAGCACGCCGGCCGCAGCCAGCAGTGCATTCGCGTCACAAGGTGCGTGAACGCATCGCCGAGTTGCGCGAGAGCGCGAGTCCCCTGAAGTACGCCAAGCCGCGCCGAACGCTCGTAAGCACTTTCCCCGAGCCCGGACATATTGGGATTGATCTTTGAGGCGAAGCCAGGATATTCGGTCTTCGCTTGTTTAACGTCCGGATCGTCAAAAAGAAAGCAGTACAGCGCATCTTCCTGCGACTTCGCGAGGATCGGGACGCGGCTTTCGAGTGTGCCGTAAACCGTTGCCGTCTCCATCTGCTTCGGCGAATCGTCTTCGTTGAACCCGAACTTTTGCGCGTTCGCTTCGGTGCGCGTCCATAGAATTGTCCGCGAAGACAGGCCCATCATTCGGACGATCCCGGTCATGATGTCCTTGATCTTGTTGGATCGATCGAACATCTTCCGATAGCCCTCGGCCGTTTCCGCCGCTTCCATGTCTTCGGCGAGATTAGGATTGATCGGCCGGAAGTCAATTCCAGGCGGATTCTGCGTCAGGATCGCCTGAATGATGAGCAAATAGCGGTCGAAGATGTTGTAATCGTCGATGTAGTTCGGGCACTGGATTTCGCGCCCTTCGACGTTGATGATTGCGCCCGGTGTGCCCTGCGTGAATCCGCCGGTGCGGGCATTCTCATAGATGTGCTGGTAGCCGCGCTCGTAGAAGCGGTTCTTTCGGTCCCTGAGGACTTCGCGGCGGCGAACATAGATTTCCTGGCCCTGAAATTCCTTGACGGCGTGCTTCAGCGCGGTGACGAGCTGCTCTGGAAGTTTTTCGTTCTTGGGGCCATACGGAGATTCAGGCTCTTCGCCGGGGATTTCTTCTGGATGCTCTTCTACAGCGTCCAGATCGTCAGTTACTTCGGTCGGGCTCAATTGCGCGATACCTTTTCGGCGATGCGATCCACCAGCTCGAGCGCTTCAGCAGTCTCCTTCCGGTGCAGAATCGCCATTGCAGCGCCCATCAGCTTTTCACAGCAGAATGAATCACCAGGGGAATTATCCTGCTCACAGTAGGGACAATGGATCACCCCCTTTTCGCCGCGTTCGCAGGCGTTTATCTGGGATTCCACGGACGCGAGCTTTTCAATGCCGGTCATCAGATCTTGTGTTGAATGAATCGCTTGCCGAGAGCCCCGCGAGCCCGAATAGATGGATTCGAACTGTGCGATTCTTTCTCGGCTTCCTGGAGTTTCGAAACGCCGTGCTGTTGCGCCGCCCGGGTAAGTGCGCCAGGATGCTTCACCGCGCTCTGGATCCATTTCTTTGGTTTATCAGCCATTCCGCTCCTTTCGGGAAGACTCGATTGATTCGTGGCCGAGTCCCACTCGCGAACGGCCGCCGGTCCGCCGAGAGCCTTCAGTCCGCTCGGGGAATGTCCCCATCGCTCCTGTTTGACTGATTTCCACGGCACATTAGTAGAGCGTTACCGAGCTGGCCCGATAGTACGTTCCGTTTCCCGGCACAATCCAGCTTGTCGCTCCCGTAGTGCCCCTATAGTCCAATAGCGTTACGTTCGTCCAGCCCCATACTTTGCCAGCGAACTGCGATGTAACGCCCCCGCCGGCGACCCAGGCCGCATCGAAAGCGACAAGGCCCCCACCGTTGTTGTGGGCTTGCGCGACTGCCTCAGCCATGCCGTAAGTCCCGCTGGTGACCAAATCTCCCTGGCCGTGCAGATTTGCGAACGTCGCCGTTACCTGGCAGGTTGAGTAGACGGACGGCGTCAAGCAACTTACGGTCGTCGTCGTGACCGTTTCTAGGTTCGCCGCACTGCCCACGGTGATCTGAACTCCAGTGGTATTCGGCGGCGTGAATGGATAGAAAGTCGTGCCGTCTGAGAGAGCTACAACGCCATTGGACAGCGTAATCGTTGCTGATCCTGTGGTCGTATTCCCAACATCGACGCGCAACGGGGGGATGTTGCGGTTGACGCCATAGGCGTAGTCCCAGGCGTTACGAATCCCGGAGAACTGAGTGCGATTCTGCGCGTGAACCGGCTGTACCGGCGGCGCAATCACGGGAACCACCAGATAAACTGCCAGCGATAAGAGCGCCGCGATACCGACCATCAGAAATTTCTGCGATGCGTTTCTCATGTTCTCCTCTTTGGAAAATGTTACCACGAAATGGCACTACATCCCGTGAAGGTCTGCCCCCTCTGTCTTCGATGGCGCCTTCGGCCAGTCCGCGCCGCTGGTCATACCGGGATCGTGCATTCCGCCGCCCATCGTTGATTTCATGTGCTCGGCCGCGGCGTCCATGTGCTCATGCGAGTGCGGCCCCTCGACCGACCCGCCATCCATCACGTGGTGAGTCGTAACTTCGCCGTCCATGCCCTGGTGAACATGCATATGGTCACCGTCTGAATGCTTTGAGGCCATGTGCATCAAGGCGTGTCCGATCGAGGGATGCTCCATCGGTTCCTGGCCGCTGCCTTCGGTGCGATATGTGCCGTCACCATTGGCGTGCATCGTGGTGTGCTCTTCGCCGGAGTTACCCATCATATTTGCAGCGACCGCTGGTGATTCCTTGGGCTTTGCGTCCATGCGATCAGCGGCGTGTGCTCGCTGGATATTCGGATGGTAGTTACCTTTGCTGTCCTTTGGCATCGACGGCTTCTCCTTGTTCTACGGCATTCTTGAAATCGCTCCAACGGCGCGGACGCAATTCTTTCTTTTCCACTGGCTTAGCATTCAGCGTAACAGAACTGAGGTTCGAAATTTTAACGACGTGCTTCACGAGTTCGCCGCGAACCTCGATCATCTGGGTTTCCAAAGTTGCGATGCGTTTCAGCATCTTGTGCTTGCCTTCGTAGGCTTCGAGAATACGGGAGATCAGATCGCGCATGGTTCCTCGATCAATCCGGCCTCCGAGCCAGCGCCAGACAAGCATAAATGATGACCGTCAGGGCGAGGATGGCGATTATCATCGCGGTCTCGGCCGTCGCGTCAGAACACGCGCGCGCCGCTCCTCTTCCTCGAATTTACGCATTGCCATCGCCTTCGCCGTCATGCTCTCTGCTGAATTATACACCTCTAGCGCCCGAACTTCACGCGGTGCTTTTGTCCGGGGATCAAGCATCGACTTGAGCCCGTACCGGATCTCGTCCGTAACATCTTCCCAGATGGCTCCCGCGACCCGTACAACGTCTTCGTTGTTCTTTTCATCCCGTGTCGCCATCGGTATACTGGCAATCGCTTGAGGGCACTCCGCACTCACAAAAAACGCCGGCCCCTGTTCGGCCCGCTCCCGTGTGAACGTATCACCGCGGAGACACGCCTGCCTGAGACAGCCGTACATGAACCGCCAGCCGTCTACGCGGTCCTGATCCGCTGGCTCCGGCGTCGGCATCTTGTAGCGCCGCATCGTATCAGTCCAGCGCTCGCCCACCGAATTTGCACCCGAATGCTTCGCTCGACGTCCGAGCCCATCTTCTGAGAAAAAGAACCTCGATAGATAGCGCCGTTCCGTTTCCGGCGTCATTCGAACTACGTCCATGCTCATGTCATCTTCAGCTCGCCCCGCAATGACGTGCTCCCGGTACCGCACAACCACGTCCATCGGCCAGTCCGTATAGCCGCCAAAGTGTTGCATCCACTCGGATGGACTGAGTTTTCCCGAAGCATACCAGCCGTGTGAAGCATGATCCCCGAAGCCCCAATCCTGCGCCATCCATCGCATCCACCAGGGCTTAACTATTGCGTTTACTTCGGCTTGCGTCAGAATGCATTTCGATTCGTCCCAGACTCCGGCAAAGTACTGGCCCTCGAAGCTTTCAAAGCTACCCATGAGATGACCGGCGCGTAACGCCTTCGGTAACGCATTGAGATCCCGGCCGTATTGGGTGTGATGAATGAACAGTTCGAAGCGCTCATCGTTCGAGAGATCGTAAAAGGCGTTCTCATCGTATTCGACCTGGCCGCGGAACCACTCGTAATTGTCCCAGCCGTAAGCCTGGATGAAAGCAAAGTCCTCCGGGATCTCTTCACCGCGGTACTGACGCAGCCAGAACACACGCCGCAGGTATTCCGTCCCGATCCCTCCAGGATTGAAGAACATGCCCATCTTGGCGAAGCCAGCAGGTTTGTTCGGCCAGCGATTCGCCGTCTTGATAACCGTTAACTCCTCGCCAGAGAACTGCTCGGCCTGATCGACAAAGATGTAGGCGTATTCTGGTCCCCAGAACTTCCGATCCACCTCGGATTTCGTTTCGGCGTACTCGAAAACGATGCGAGAACCGCGGCCGAGCTGCGAATCGGGTAGCCTCAGCTCGTGATCACCGACGCGATAGTACTGCTGAAGCATCGGGAACTCCGCAAGCATCGGATCAATGTGGTTGACCTTCACGTCTCCATAAACGCGCCGCACGATTGCGATCGTCAGGGCCGGATTCTTGAGTGCCAGCGCCAGAGCGCATCGCCGGACGCCGGCCGATTTCGCCCCCCCGCGGGCCCCGCCGAATCCCAGGCGTGTCGGAACGTGCTCTCCCGTAGCGGTGAGCATCGCCATTAGATCGAGTTGCTTCGGCTGAAGCGCGAGCCTTATCGGAGGAATTACAGGCTGCAAATCACGGTACCGGAGTCTGCTGCGGAGATCCTACGCCGTTCCACGTTGCGCCGCCATCGGTACTGGTGAACTGCTGGTACCACAGCATCCGGCCCGAGATCCCAGGAACATTAACCGTACAGCCGCCGCCGCAGGAAATCCCGGAGTGCCCGTCCGCGGTGATGTAGTTGAACGGATTCGTGCTCGTGGGCGATGCGATCGTGGCGCAGGGCAACCTCGAGCTCGCTGGCGACATCGTCAATGAGGGCGGCGGCACCTATGACGGCCCCACCAATGACATCCCGGCCGAGTACCTCAAGTCGCTCCAGGAGAGCAACATACGCCCGGAGTGGTACTCGATCGAGTACGCGAACCGCTACACCTACCC